TTAACAGCTGGTTCTTTGCTTTCTTTTTGGCTTCGTTGTGTAACAAATCCAGTGCGCAAGCAATGCACTGTCCATTAAGCTAATGTCTCTATCATCATAAAGCGATTTATACCCAAAACCACCATTCGAGCCAATTTGCCTTTTTTCGCAGTTTGTAACTACCGCTGTCAAAGATGGCTGGTCGTTGTGGCAGATAGTCTCTTGCATGATACCTTGTTCCCACATCGTGTTAGCTGTGATAATTTCAGCAACTTTAGGCAATTCTGGTTTCTTTAAACCATGCTCTCTCATCTCTTGAGCAAGTAATTCTTGACCGCTTGCGCCATCAATAACAACTTTAGCAATGTCAGCCGATTTCAAAAAGTTAATAATCCATTGAGTTCCATTTCTGATGGATAAACAGTCAATAGCCTCAACAAATACTTTATTTTCTGATGCTCTTGCTGCAATTGACAATGATACGTTGTTACCGTCTTGGCCAAACTTAATCCCAACAAATAACTTACTTTTGAGTTCTGGTACTTGCTCAACTTTTAGTTTAGCCCACTCCTTTTCAGATATAACTGATTTCTGGTTAAATGACGGCCAATATCCTAAGCGCTGGATATTGTGATCAATTTCATCCTCACCTAATTCAGCTTCAATTTTACGCTCATTTAAGTGATATCCCATTGACGGGTTGGCAACATACCAACTTTTTACGTCATGTATTGGTTGCATTTCGTCAACAGACCATTCTGCCCATCCAGAGTAGCGTCTGTCACCTTTTAAACACTCTTTACGATAAGATTCAAAGACTGTACCAGTAGATACCATGGTCGGTGGCGTTCCACACATAATAGTCATTGGGTTATCGCTATCAGTTACCGTGTATTTCAACGCTGATTCTTGCTCAGATGTGTATTCTTGCGCCTCATCAATAATTAGCAGGTCAAATCCCTCACCAAGACCTCCATTTGATGTCCTAGTCCTAAACTGGATAACAGAACCGCTAGATTTAAACTCAATACGCTCCTGCCCTTTGGCTTTATTTGATATAAAATCTTCTCCGTCAACATATCCTGACATTTCAAGATATTTTTTTACTTTTTCAAACGAAGAGTGAGAAGTGCTAATTCTGTGAGCAGTATGCAAGATTTTCAATCCTTTATGCAAAGCCCACAGCTCAAGTATGTAAACGACTTCTGTTTTTCCGTTTCGTCGAGGAATAGCGTAGCCGTATTTTTGATGCACCCACAGGTTATCTTCGTTGATAGCCATCATAGGTATGAGCATATTCTCTTGCCACAAGTAGCAACTTAGACCTGTTTTTTTGTAGTAATTGATGGCTTCATGAGCTAGAGTTTTAGCAAAATGTAAATTTACCGATTGAGTAGGTCGCTGATTGCCAAGCTTTGCTTTCGTCTTAGTAACCATACTTTTTTCCTTTCAATCGTACTGCATGATAACCCTTTCGCTGGGAGACAAACCACCTCCTTGTTTCGAGCATAAAAAAAGCACTTGCAACACTAGCTAAGCGCTTATTAAATGATTTCAATTGATTTGATTTCTGATTCAGAAATTTCTGTATATCCTCTCTCGTTTTTTACGACTAAGACGTCCTCGGGAGTCTCATTTGTATCAGCATCGCAATAGTATGCTGTTCCAGTCCATATCTCATCATCAATGTCAACAAGTGAAATTTTCTTATTATTGTACTGCAATAATTCCATTACTCTCTCCTTTCATGATAAGTTGGAACAATGTGCGATCCGGTCTTTCCGTAATGGATAGTCAGGCCATTTACTAAATTTCCTGAGTAAATATCAATACCTATCGAAATATCTTCTGGTAAATCAATAAGTTCCTTATGAGTCCGTCCCCTTCTATTCTTGATTAATTCACCAGTTTGTTTATACTTTTGATATAAAGCATCGGTATCCACATCATCAAAGAAATAACTCTTACCTTCTCCAGCGGTTGATTTGATATGCCGAGCTTGTTTTTCAGGATTTACCTTATCTAGCCAACTTCCATTTTTAAAGTTTCCTTGGATGTGTGCTTGGTCTTTTAATCGCTCATATCTTATACCATCATTATACTTCAAGTCTTGGAATTTAGCTAGAGAAATAGGGGCTTTTGTACCTAAAATGGATACTATTTCCTTATATTCTTTGATATCAGACTTACGGTTATTGTCTCTGATGTCAATATTCATCTGTTTGCGTCGTTCTAGTATATCAGTAGTTTCTTTTGTCCACTTTTTCGACCATGAATTCTGACGCTTGCCGTTTTTAGGATGATAGTCGATAACACACTGACAATGTTGATGCCTCTTGTAAAAATCTTTTGGTTCTTCGTGGTAAATATACTTACCAGCGAGGCGATCGCACCAATCACAACACTTACCCGTCGATATACGCTCAATGGTTGGTGTCATTCCAGCCTTAGCGTGAAAATCAGCATTAGCTCTGATACAATCATCAACGATAGATTGACTAAAATTAACAATTGGCTCATCGAGAAGCCACTTGACATCGTCAAATACAGGTTCACTCGACAAACGATTGACTAACCCGTCAATTTTATCTTGATTAAGCGGTGGACGTTGAATTTTTAAACTAATTTTAGCCTGTTTATTTAAATTTTGCTGGACATTTCCTGCATAATCAGAAATTAACTCATAATTATGTCTCAGTATATCATTCACGAGACGATTAGCAATATTATAATACATTTTACCGTCTGGTAATTTATCAGAGGTAACAGAACCTGTCAGAGTCAAAGATAAAAGTTGTCCGACTTCAATAGCAAACTCATTGACTGTCTTATAAGTCGCTTTTTTAGCTTGCAATTCTGCAAAAGCCTTAGCAACGACCTCACTTTTGCCAAAATACTTTTCAAAATCCTGTTGAACAGATTTTAGTAGCTTAGGTAAGACATCATCAACCATCAGTTGTCACCTCCGTAGCTTTTGGAGTTGGATTGTCAGAACCTTTTACCCCAGTTAAGTCCCGAATAACGTCTGCATCCATGAAACCAGGAATAGCTTGATTAAGCTTAATAGCACCATCACCGACAAGAGTTAACATGTTCGCGTCAGCTTCAAACAATGGCTCCCACTTAATTACAGTATCCATGAACTGATTGCGAAGATAAGGGAACTCATCTCTTAGGCAAACCGCAACATAAGCCACATTTAAAAAACCAGAAGAGAAAGAGCGTTGAGCTTTGCGTCCTGCCGCTCTTAAATTCTCATGCGCTGCTTTAATGGCTTCTACTGATGATGGATTGTCAGAAGGGAAACCAAGGTCATCAAGAGTAAGTCCAGAGCCGCCCGCGAATAATGAAGCGTACATTTTTAAATGATCCATGAAAGGGGCCATGCTTGCTGTTGTAAATTGCCCAACTGTTGGTTTGTCTCCATCTTCATCTTTTGATATCTCTAATAACGTCGAAACAGTAGCACGCCATTTTTCCATAGGTTCTGCATCAGGATCCATTCCGAGGACATACTTTTGAGGGAAACTATAAAACTCTGCAGTAACTTCCGCACGCTCTAAAGTACGTTTGGCGGCCTTTTGGTGATACATCCCAGCTTGGGTTATACGACTACGTCCGAAGGGACGTACAGCATCTGGCCTATGAATTACAGGGACAAGCAAAGGGTGTCCTGTCGAGTTATCAATGCTATATGGTTTCTCATCTTTGGGATAGTACCAGGTTTTTTCGCCTGTAAAATAAGCTTCTAATGTAGGGTTCTCATTTGAATCCGACTCTAAGACTGCATAACCTTCCGTCAGTAAAAATGTAGTCGGATCAAGAATGCCTGTTGCTTTACTCGCTTCAATAACTTGCATTTTGGGTAGGCTATCTTCATTTCCTGGCATAATATATACAAAGCAACAAGACGCAATTAACGCTGATTGAATAACTGTATCAAAAAAGATGTCCGGGTTATTGGCTTTAAATATTTCCCAAGCGTTAAAATCATCATTAGCAAACTCTCTAAAAATAATACGGTCTGCTAGACTATCAACTCCTTTTGTGGTCCATTCGATTACAGATCTGTACATTTCGCGTACGCTGTCAGGCATCACAATGCTTCTCGTATTGTCTCTGTCGTCCATAGCATAATAGCGATATCTTTTATCTACACCAGTCTTAAAAAGAGCTAACTTCCTACGAAGATAGCCCATACCCATATAATTCATTGTTGCTCCTTTATTTTTTGCATAACTAAATCTACAAAGTTTTCTTCGTGAATATCTATACCCTCAACAAGCGCGATTCCTGTAAAACCAAATTCAGACTCATTGTCTAAAATTTCCCTCTTTAGTTTTTTATAGTGTTGTACCAAATTACGTATTTTTTTAGGCTTTTCTGTCACATCTGCGTTAGTATTTAGAACTTTCTTTTTTTCTTTCCTCTGTTCAGCCCGTTTTTGCTGCATCAATTTACGTTGTTTCTCACGAATGCCCTTTTTGCGGCATTCTTCTGAACAATATAAACTTCTGTTAGTTTTAGCTTGGAAAGTCTTTTTACAAATTAAACATTTCTTTTTCAATATAATCTAACCTTAAAAAATTCTAAATCCTAACGCGAGAAAAAATGTACAGTGACGGCGTGAAGCTCGGACTAGACCATTGGTTGGTGTATCCCCCTAGTTTCGTTTCTAAGAGCGTTTTAGTTGATGATGATATATTTATCGAAATTATTTTTTAACTGCGTAAGACGACCAATCTCGGCTTTGTGGAAGATTTCTATTCCCAATCGTCCTTGGGACTTGCTGTTTGACATCAGAATAAAGTTTATCTGACTTTTGTCTGTTGCATTGCCAATGAGTCAACTGTAAGTTTTCCATAGCTGACGGATGACCACCTTTAGAAACTGGAATGATATGGTCAATCGCTGGACTCAAAGGGTGAGGATAGCGAAGCGACTTATCGACTGGCTTTCCGCAAATCCCGCAGAGGGCGGTAGTTTTTAATAGGCGGCGTTTGTTTTTTTCAAATGCAACACGGTGGGGGCCTTTTTTATCTGCACGCAACTTACTCATACATTACCTTCAATTCATAATAAAAAGCCACTCAACGAGTGACTTAAATTAAGACGGCAGGAATCGAACCTGCATGTCTCACATATCTAAATAGCAAGTTTGATAGTAGTTAAAGTTGATAACTAAATAAAAGTCTAATGGCAAAATGTTTATCTCTTCTTGCTATTTTGATAATACTATAATAGCACAACGATTACTTTAATGAGCTGTAATTCGCTACGAATTAATACTATAATCTGTTTTTATTTACTAATTACTTCATTTAATTTAATAATCGCTTTGCGTTTAATGCTATAAAATGTAGAACCGCTGATATTCAGTCCGTCCCAAGCTTCTTCAAAAGTATCATAAGTAAGATATGCAGCGATTAACACATTAATCTGCCCGATATCATCAAGCTTATATATGTTGTCTAACAACTTTGTCTTTTCTTTTTGCAATTCAGATATCTTATCAAGATACCATTCGTTTTGAGATATAATCGCAATATTCTTATCTTCTTGCGATTGTCTAATACCTCCCGAAACCTTCATATCGGAAAACTGCGGACTGGTTATCAAGATATTACTGCAATTCATTTCTTTTTCAAGTTCTCTTATTGATAGCTTGAGACCTTTCAACCTTTTTAGCATTAGTTCAGCTTTTGTCTGATTTCGACTCATTTAAGCAGCTCCTTATGATATAATGTAATTAGGATTTTATATTGGAGCTGGCTTGCGTGAGCCTGCTTTTTTTATTACCTCTCTTTCCTTTTTCTGCTGACTTATTTTTGTTGTTAAATTGTCGAGTATTAAATTTTTAGTTTTGCGTCAGCACTTTATTTGCAGCATTGCGCTTGTATAATCATCTGTGAGCGATAACAGACTTTAGATTTTCATGAAAAAATGTCGGAGGATATTTCCCTTTCTAAAAATTTCGCTCTATAACTACGTAACGATTATTCCACGCTACGCAGCTGAATACTTACAGAAAGCTTCTAGGGTAAGTTTAACGAGTATTCCAGCTCGTAGACCCACAGAGCCATTGAACGCATCTAGTTCTCTTATCGCTTCTTCGCTTCTTCAATATTCATTTGCTACCTCGCTTAACTTCTTCAACAATTTCAATTGCTACACCTATTGCAGCCATATAACCAGCGTAGCTTTCTTGTCCGTAGTTATCCAGATCATTGTCAAATTCTTTATTAAGTCTTTTTAAAATTTCGTCAATCATACCCTATCCCCCATTTCCAGTCAGCTCAGCAATCCGTTTTGTCTGTCTAGCTCTATCATCACTAGCACGTTTAAGCTGCTTTTGTGTCCTGCTTAACTGTCTCTGTAGTCCTTCAATTTGTGGCTCGTAATATTGTTGTGCGTCGCGGTAGGTAAAATACGACACAGTTATCATTATTCCCAGCATTGCGATTGTAAGAAATAACAGTCCTTTCCAGTCGTTTTTTAGGACACTAATTATTTTATTAAAGTTACCACGTAAATTTTGCAACGCTTCATCTGTCGTCATTTCGTCATCTCCTCTATCCACTCAATGATATCTAAATACATATTTGCTTGTTCTAATTGCCATCTCCCAAAAACGGACAGATTGTCTTTTCCCCACTCATATCCAACAAGCCGTAAATCACGCTGTTCTGTCAGAAATGCAATTACTTCTTCTTTTGTCATTCTTCCACGCTTTCTAGTAATTCTGGATTTTCGTAGATGTTTCCGATAACTTCAACTATTGAATTTTCTATAATTTCTCCGATAGGAACATCATATGTATACTCATCAACAACTACGTCATACATAAACAATCCGTCTTTAAAATACACTTTATTAACAGTTTCATTATTTAGAAGAAAATCAATATGTCTAACAACATCACCCTCAAAAATCTCAGTTTCCTCTTTGTCTTTAAGCCCCGTTGATTGCATGAGGATATAGTTGTCAAGATTATCCTCTACAAAATGGAATGTCTCCATATGTCCGGGGCGAAACTCATCGTAAGCTAAGCTGCATCTATATATTTTGCGCACACTTAATTCAAAGCCGTCAACACCATACATCTTTTTGGTCTCTTTATTAAACACTCTAAATTTCGGTATCATCAGAATTCCTCCTGTTCAATCAATCGTCTAATGACTTCTATACAAACTTCTGCGTTATCTTCGTCATAATTATCATCGTATTCATTGATAGCAAGTCTAATGTCTCTTACTAAATTTTTATTAATCAACATCGGTTATCCCCCATGCTCTAAATTTCAGTATCGTTCCTCTTCCTCCATCCAGACAGACAACATCATGCAATAATTCGCCATGTCGTTTAAGGTGTCTATTAGGCTCTCTGAGACGTTTTGTTTATTCTGGGTAAGATTATATAGCCTGTTGTATTTATCGCTTATACGGACGATACCAGCCACATATCCGAAGTCGTTTAGAGACTTCTCGAAAGAATTTCCGTAATCTGCGTTTTTGGCTAAAAACATTTGATAATTTTCGTTGTATGCAGCTTGCATACTCTCTGCGTTTATTTTATCTGCCATACTATACCTCCTCAGAAAGTCATTGCTGCGTACATCAATCGCTTAACTTTCTTGTAATGGTCTAACTTTGTATCTCTGTGCTTTTTGTTTAACTTTATAAAAATATCAGTTTCATGGCTGTTTGGATTGTGATACTCACGATAAGATTTGAGATACATCTGTACATAAGTGTCTTCGTCAAAATAATCTTTAAACGCCTCAATTACATAAGGGCGTGGCAATGTTTTTCTACGCTTGTTATTTGAGATATTTAATCTTAGGCGTTCTGATGTTTCATCATCTAAATTTAACTCTTTGACACGTCTCAAAACACTGCCATTAAAGAGATTATAAAATTTATCCGTTAGTTCGTTCATCTATTTCCTCAATTTTTACTTTTATTCTAGGGTTTGGACTATACTTTTTTATAGCTCTTAAGTCGCATACAATATTATCGTCTGACCAAACAATCCCCGATTTTTGTATTTTGTCATAACCTGCGTCTGAAATGCTATCAAAAATAGCTTTAACTAAGTTATCAATATCAGGCTTCTTTACGTGCCATATAAGCTCACGCACGAAGTTCTGATATATTTGTATTGTTTTATCTTTAGAACGCTGTGTAGGCTCTTTTGATAGCGTTTTGGGAGCTTTCATGTAAAAGGTTACCTCTACCTTTATGCAACCATCGAAAAATGGTCCATCATAATTTTTTTCAATCCAACCAGTAACTTGTTTTCTCCACTTTTTCATTTTAGGGTCTTCATACGTTCCCCACTTGCTAAATTTTGGTCTAGTTTGAGGTTTTGGTTCGATTGGTATTTCAAATTCTGTTTTAAAAGTCATATTCCTCTTCAATCCCTACCAACAATGCAATTCGTTTTGAGCTAGCTAACGCTTGATATGATTTAGTCATGTACTGTTCTATGGTTGCTTTTTTGATACCAAGCCGTTCTGATAACTCTTCTTTAGTGCCAACATCTACAAATCTGTCATCATGATAGATTGCATATATTCTTTGTTTTTTAACCATTTTTAAAATCCACACTCGCCCTAAAATTTGTGTGAGCATTGGCTAGGACGAGCGCAAAAATCCTTTATATTATCGACATTATCGATAAGTAGGCTATTTCCCTTTCTTGCCCGGAAAACATTATTACTGCAAAGGCCGAGCTTCACTCTGCAATAAGTTGTTAAAAAATCATTACTCTTTGTGTTAATTGATTAGCTCTGCAATATTCACATTTCCCGCAAGGTTTTGGGGGTTCTATCCCTTTTTTGACTGCATCTAAATGTTTGATGTTTTGTGCTAGGTTATCTAACTCATTTTGCATAGCATCTAAATTTTCGATTGCTATTGCTCTAGTATCTGGAGGTGTTTCTTTAGTCACTGCGTAAATGATTGGCTTAAATGGCTTCTTGTATTTAGCTTCTAGCATGGTTTTGTAAGCAGCCATCTGTAAGATGTAACCGTAAGCTTCAAACCAGTAAACTCGCTCTTGGCCATTCCAGACCGTGTCGTCAATAGAGCCTTTTGTGGTCTTGATATCAACAAAGTAACCATAATCAACATTTAGGCAGTCAATCTTTCCTTTAAACTCAACACCACCGAGAAATCCTGTGACAGCCTCCTCTTTTTTGCCTTGATAATATTTCATGAATTGATAATCATTTTTAAGTGCTTCAATCATCTGTTCTGCGATTACATAGTCTTTTTTTAATTGGCCTTTCGTTGTCCCTCTTGTCGAGAGCATAGCGGTTTTGTTTTCGTCAACAAATTTGGAGTGAGCTTTTTCACTCTCAAAATAAGAGTGGACATAATTCCCGACGAGCAGTGCAGTGTTGTCTCTAGTATCTGTCCAATCCCCTCGTAATTCGGCAAGCGCCCTCGCTTCGCATTCTCTAAAACGCTTGTACTGACTAATAGACCAGTATCTGATAGCTGATTCACGGCTATAATAGTCCTTTCCGAGTAAGTCTAAACTAGTCATCTAGCAACCTCTTAATTACTTCATCAATAGGTGTATCGCAAAAGACAAACTCTTCCCTTTCCCTATCTCCAACGAATTGAATAACCACTACTTTTTCATCTAAATCGTCAAAATTTAAAGCAGATCTTTCCCAAACGCCAACAACATATTCTGGATTAATATAATATCCTTCAATTTTTACAAGTTTAATCATATTAAGTCTCCGAGGTTATCAAATAAGTTGCCTTCGCTAGCTTTAATTTCGCCTGTTTCTTGGTCAAAATCCGGAATTTCATCTGCCGGATAAGAGGTATCTTCTAAAACCGTCTTATTTTCGTCTGTGAGCGTTTTTTCTGGCTCTGAATGTAAATCTTCAGTTACGTCTTTTAAAACGCTAGGAGTGTCTGTTTTTTCGTTCTGGTGACCAATTAAATCATCAAGGCTGTTTGTTTCTTGTGGTGTAATGTCTTTCGGAGTAGAAATCGTTGAATCTGTGTTATCCTCTTCTAGAGCATCCTGCATTTCAACAGAAAGAGGGGCATACTTGCTCAGTAATTCTTTGAGTAATGTCTTGATAGCCATTGAATCAAATTCTGTTGCCCAAGACGTTCCTGCTTTAAAATCTCCTGTTTTATTATCAAAAGTTTTGGAGTACTTTTTAGCATGTTCGTACGCTTTTTCTTTCGGCCAGAAAATCATCTTGTAAAATCCGTTGATTAGCTCTAAGCTTGCAAAGTAGCCTTTTACAACACCAGAGTCAACATAGTCTCCAGTTAACTTCAACTGACCTCTAATCTTGTCATAACCAAGAAATTCCTCTTCGTATATGATTCCGTGCTCAATATTTCGGACTTGTCCGCTTCTTTGAGCTAGTTGTATAAGCCCTCTATATCCAATTTGAAATTGCGCTTCGTTTACTGTTACCCAACGATTCCCGTCCTTGTATTTTCGGTTATACGGCACCACGTAAGCAAAACCTAGACTGGGCTCAATCGGTAAATTAAGCACTGCTGCTTTCATCGCCGCTCCCATAATCGACTCAGATGTCGCTTTGGCTAACAAGTTATTATTGCTGATGATTGATAATAAGCTTGTTGTAAATTGTTCAGCCCGTGCACCGACAACCTGCTCAATCCTGTTCTTTACAGCTGGTGATTTAAAAAAGCTGTTATGGTTATTTTGTGCTAACTGATTGTTTGTCATTTTCTTCTACCTTTCGTTTGTTTCAAATTCCAGTTTTCACGCTTTAAGCGTTTCAACTGTTTTTTAAGCTCTATATTTTCTTCCGCTTCTTGTAAATAATCAGCCATTAACTCGCTGTATCTGCTTTGCCAATAACGAGTAGACTCGTATAACTCTTCGCTCATATTTAGTCTTCCAAAATGTGAGATTTAAAAGCCCATTTACTATCAAGTCTCCGATTGACAATTAATTCAGGTTTTACATCAAATTCCGTTTCAATGTATTCTATCAAGTCTTCGTCTGTATAGTCTTTAAATTCGTTGTAAGTCTGCCTTAGCGTAGGCTCTTCGCTGTCTCGTAAATAGTCAATTGTAAATATAAAAGCATCCCTAAAATTACCGTCAAACGTTACAAGTTCGCCATTAATCCTAATTTCTACCATGATAGCTACCTGCGAATTTCTCTAGTCTATCTTTAATAAAGTCAAACATTGCTCGCAACTCATTGTTTTCTTTTCTTAGATTTTTGTTATTAATCATAATATCTGCCATAGAGCCATCTTTTTCTCGATATTCATCTTTTAAATGTTTAACATCTTCAGACAAATCAATGTTTTTAGACTTTAAGATTTCATTTTCGATTTTTAAGTCTTTAATCCTATTTTCTAATTCAGCTACTAATTTCAAATCTGGTCTATTTTCCAAAGTCAATCCTCCCTCTGCGCAGTCTTAACTGCCTATATTCTTCAATTTTTTTATTTCGACTAGTTTCATCTAGAGCCATGATTCTTGCTGCATGCTCTTCTGATAGGCCGAAAAATGTTGTTAATGTTAGTTCCATCAGAACCTCTTACTTTCTGCATTATCTGGATATTTAAAAATATTGTTTTTTGCACCTTTGATTATGCGATCGACAAAAGCAGCATCGTAGATTTTCATAAGCTCAGCTCTACTAAAATTTGTATTAATGATAGTATTTGTCCGATTATCCAAAATATTAAATAAAAACGTATATGTCCAACCGCTAGCAGATTTAATGGTGTTACCTGTGGTTGACTCCTTGCCTAAGTCATCAAGTATCAGATAATCACAATTGATGAGAAGCTTTGACATTCTTTCTTGCGAATATTTGCTATTTTTTTTATCGTCATAATCGAATGTATCTTTGACTAGTCCGGACAACAAAGGTACCGAAACAAATATCACACTCTTTGATTGATTGTAAGATTTAAACATCTCGTTAATATTTTTAGCAATACTCATAGACAAGTGGCTCTTGCCAACCCCTGGAGGTCCTTGTAAGAGGGAGTTACCTTCCATTCCTTTAACATAATCTCTGGTGATTCGTTTGGCATAGTTTAGCGCTTTTGTATCTACAGCACTATGTTCCTTGTAGTTTTTCAACGTAGCACTAGCAATTTCCTTTGATAAAACGCTCTCTTTATAAAACACTTTATAACCCTTAGCTAGCAACGACTGGTTGTTGTACGCAATGTCAACCGCATTACTTTTCGTTTGGATATACTCTGTTGTACATTGCCAACAAAATTCTGTTTCTCTATTGCCATGATTTGGCATTTTCCTAGCATAAATTGGCATCTCGTGCTTTTCGCATGTTTTTCCAGTATCTCTAATAACACCATTCTCGAGCATGCTCTCTCTTGTCATTAACCCAAAAGCCATAGATACCTCCTAAAATCCATATTTCGGATCTGGTTTCTTAAGCTCATCTAACTCAGCTTGCGAAAATCGTTGGCCTTGTTGCTTCTGGTAATAATCACTTTTAGCAACTTCTGGCTGATTGAGATAGCTCTCAAACTTGCTAGCATTAAACAAGGTTGATGGCCTGAGATATTTTTCCATGTCAGAATTTACCCACTCGCTGCATTTTTTATCTATGACAGCTTTGAAATCTTCTAAAGTATAACTATCTTTTAGTCTCGCTTTGACTAAATCTGTGTTTGTTTTTACAAACTTATAGTTAGAGTTCATTTTTTGGTTGAGATAAGCTATTGGGATACGATAATCAAAATTTTTGGGATTACCTTTTTTGACTTGTTCGACATATTTCTCTTCTAACCAGTCTGGAAAGAGATATTCAGTCGGGCTCTGCTCGACAATATATTCTTTCTCTTTATCTTTCTCTTTATCTTTCTCTTTATCTATCTCTATCTCTGTTGGAACTTTGTTGGAAAGCGGTTGGAATTTTTCCAACTCTGCTTGTTTTTTCTTGTATCTATTCCAGTTTGTTTCTTGCCCCAACAAAGCCTTTGCTTGCGGATAATGAGTATTACCGCCATCATCAACTTGAATGACTCCACATTTCACAAAATATGCTAAAGCCATATTTATCTGTTCTTCTGAAGTTTCAAGACGAAGAGCTAGTTCTTCTGCGTAATTATCAAAAGTTCCTTCGTAATCAATGATGCAATCATTCTCAATAGCTTCTAACATGAGCCTGATGTAAATAACAATCATTTCCGAACCGCCAGGGAAATTTCTTAAAAGCCTTTTAATAAATAAATTGTCAAAAAAATGCTTATCAAATTTCAGCCAATAATAGATTTTTGTTTTTGATTTCTGTGCCATTTATCCTCCCAACTTGTAGTCCACTAGTGTGATAAAGTGGTTCAACTTCGCTTTATCTCTTGTTTCTAGTTTGCTTTTGTCAATCTGTTTTAGTAAGTAGTTAACGCAGAATTTTTTAATCATCTTCTAGCACCAATCCCTCTAATCGCTTATCATAGTTAGATACAAACCACTCTTTCAATTCCTTGTAAAGTTCTAGTGCTTGGTCGTATTCCTCTTCTAGCAATTTTCTGTTTTGTGTCTTGCCAAAAACACTAAGAACAAGTTTTCGGATATTGTCGTGAACATCTCTAGCCGCAACATCACTGTAAGAAATAATTTTGTTATCCGTACCAAAGTAATGAGGGATTTGATTAAAGACGTTTTTAGTTGGGTTGTATCCACCAGCTTCGTTGAATTTTTCAACAATCTTAGGATATTTTTCATTGATTGGAATCAATTCATCATCAAAGCTGACATCTTTGAATAGTCCTTGTGGGGTACGCTTTTCTTTCGCTTGTTTCATGCGCTCAGCTACTAATTCATTTAATTCTTCTTCAGTTAATGTGTAAGTTTTAGCCATATTGTTTTCCTCTTAGTTATTCAACAAAATATTAAATGTTTCACGTCCTTTTGGGGTTACTAGCGTTTGTACACCTTCCCAATTTAACCCCTTACTCTCTTTGATTTGGAACAAGACATTGTTATGTTGCTGATAAGGCATTAGCTTGCCTTTTTTATCTCGGTAGATATACTTTTTGTTAATCAGAAACCTGATAAATTCTTTCTGTTTGAGCTTCAACATCTTAGCTGTATCTCGGAAATTGGTTAATAGGTTTCTGTCAACCAAATCATCAAAATATTGAGCTTTAGGTTGCATGATTTGGTTCTCGACAACTAACTTGCTGTTTTCTAGCTTTAGTTGCGTGTTTTCGTTTTGCAAGATGGCATAACCACGTTTGACGACCTCTTGAGGGTCGTTCCATTTGCGTTCTAGTTCCATGAAATAGTCGCGATATTCAAAACCTTTAGCAGTTTTAGTCATCATGGCAATGTGTTTTGCCATTGAGATTGAAATAGCGTAATCATCTAAATATTGAATCCGTCCATTTCCGTTTTTTATGGGCGTACTTTCAGGTACGCCCATAAAATCATAGTTTTCTCGGAACATTGTGGTATATTGCTTAAACCATTCACTAAAGCGCTTTTTGATTTCTAATCCTTTATGTAATTCTCTTGCACTGACGACTTGTTGTTGCTTTTCGTTTGTTGTTACTGTAATTAAATCCATGTGGCACTCCTTAAATATTAAATTTTGAGTACAAAAAAAGTACTCCGTTTTGACCCTGTAACTGGTAAGGGTTCACAAAATAGAGTACGCATGATATAATATTTACGTACTCACTTTGTGGGTTCGTGGCTCTGTGGGGTGTCGATTGTTTGGCGACGTTAACACCTCATAGAGTTTTCTTATTGTTCGGTATCCTGCAAGTCAATACCTCGCAAAATCGTTTCTGTTTTTGTTAAGTTGACTTTATTAGCAACACGTTCTAATTTATGAAATTGTTGCTCTGTCATTCTAACGGTGACTTTCCGATTTTTTGAGTTTTCGCTCTTTGGACGACCTACTCGTTTTGATTCAGTCATAATTCACCTCTTTTCTTGACTGTACAATAATTATATTATGTACAGCCATTAATGTCAACCCCTAAATCAAACTTTTTTAATATTTTTTCAAGGTACCCTATTCAGTTGTCAAAGAACTATGTGTTTTCTACCAAACCTACTTACCAGGTAAACCATGCAGCTGGTTATATCTACGTGCATTAGCTTCCCAGCCATGTGTTTCAATCGTCCATTTTGGTTTTTCTTCCTGTTTTTTTGGTTTTGCAAAAATAAAGTTAAATAAGTTTTTCATTTTGTAATTTTCTCCATTCTTCAAATTTTTTAACTTTTGTTGAACGACCGCCAACCTTGTCAATGTATTTGCGATAATTTCTGTCTTTGTACATCTTTCTTAGTAATCGCTGCGTTTGGTCAAATGACTTTCCAATAAATTCGGATAAGTCGTTATCATTAAGCCAAAGCTCTTCGTAAGGTACTTCGATACCGCTTTTAAGTTTTGCTAGCATATTGTTTCCTTTCTGTGATATAATTAAGTAAATTAAGTTAGTTAGCGACTGTTCCCGCAGTCGTTTTTTGTTTTATTTAAATTCATCTAAGCTGATACCTAGTCCTGTAGATAACTTGACCATGTTCGGCCATGACAGATGTTTAATTCTCCCACTTTTTAAATCACTAAAGTGGCTTTTGTTAATCCCTGTTAGTTTTGCTAATTTATTCATATTGAGATTTCTCTCAAGCATTATTTTATTGATTTTTTCCCACATAATATTTCTCCAAAAATCAACATATTGTGTTCATTTTTTATTTATATAACAATATGTTGTGTCTTTCGTTCCTTTCTGATATAATTTATTTGAATATGACCTCTCACCGTTGTATTCAAAAATTATGGAAAGGAGGAAGGTTATGATTGATTCACAAAAAATTAAAGAGACATTGGATAGACACGACGTGTCTGAATCAGATAAATTATCAGTAGCTTTGGCAGAGATACTCAATAAACATTTATCTGGCGAAAATCTCTCTAAAACTGTGCATGAACACGACAAACGTATGGCACGTATGCGTGGAGAAATCATGTAACTAGAAGCTCTCAGTTAATTCTGAGGGCTATTTTTTAGCAAAATCACGAAATTTTGAAAAATCTGTAATTTCAAACTTAATATTTTTTGTTGCTTCCTCTTTTTTTAATCGCAAGACTTCGTCATAGCAACAATTGATAAACTTGAAGTTCTCTTCACCGAGTTCTGTTCTGATTTCTAAGTATTTATTAAGTTGTTCGTCTGTTATTTTTTTAGTCATTAGATAGTCCTTTCTTTTGTTGTTCTGTTTATTGACCAGATAATCGGCGTATCTTCTGTTCAGTAGTTAGCGTATTACTTAACTTTTCAGAATCTACTGTTACAACAGTAGGTTCTTTTAATTCTGCTAGGATTTCTTTTAGTGTTTGGTTTATTTCTTTTAAAATAGTAATCATGTTCTTTCTCCTTAGTGATATACACTTTGATTTTGTATGAACGCTCCATAGTATGGATTTCGTTCTTGCTGTTCTTCAACTTCTTCAATTTCGATCGTTGATGTGTAGTCCGACTTTAATAACTTAACCAGCACATAAATTACGATTGGTAATAAAGTCAGACTTTGTGTGATTGTTAGTTCCATTAGATTTGTCCTTTTTCTAAACTGGTAGATATTCCTGATTAAGAAATTTATTGATAAAGTATTGTTGCCCTTTACCAGTAACTTTTGGGGTTACATTTGTTGTAGTGTGACCGTCAGAGTGATTGATGGCTGTTTTTTTGAGTTCAAACAATCCAAGTTGCATACTTTTTTGCGTTGGCTGATTCCAAGACTCACCACGGCGACTGATTAGGTAGCCGTTGGCTCGTAACCACTGAAATAGCTTATTCTGACCAATATCAATCCCATTCTGTTTCAGGATTTTAGCTAACTCACCAATCAGACAAGATGATTTGCTAGCACTTACAGCGTCCGCAAACAGCACTTTAGGGCGGTCAGCCTCGATTTGTGCCTCTAGTTTGTGGACTTTCTTATCTGCCATGAGTAAGGCTCTTGCCATGATTTTTTCTGGACTATTGAAGTCTTTTTCAACCTGAATGAAGTATTTGCGTACCTGTTTTGATTTCTCGTTTCGCTGTAACATAGCAATCTCTTTTGCCATGTCTAGCTTGAGAACGTGGTCTATATATTCTGTACGGTTACCTTGAGCTGTTAGTCTTTTTTGACTAATAGATATATAGTCAACGTTTTCTTCAAAACCATATTCCGACATCCTTTCAAGCCATTTAGTATATTGAGTTTTTATATTAAGTACATTGTGTAAATCTCTACCACTGACTACTGGTTCTTGATTTTCGTTTAGTGTTACGTTAATTAGTTGATTCATGTTATTCCTTTCTATTAGATGAGAATTTCTCAAGTATGTTTCAAAAAATTTAACCTCCTAGAAGGTCACTTGAGCTTACACCGTAAACTTCATATATTTTTAATAAATTTCTTGACTTTATTCTATATACATCTTGTTCCCAAGAACTAACAGTCTGTTTTGATACTCCAATACTTTTACCAAATTCTTCTTGATTTAACTTATACTTAGCTCTAATTTCAGCGATTGTAATCACTGGTTTCGTCATTCCCCCACCCCCTTTCTATCTGTTTTTAGTACCTCTAATCTGCTATAATGTGAGCAGAAAGGAGGTGATTATATGGATAAATTAACAAAAGATGCCAAGTTTCTTTTAAGTTCAATGTATGTCAAATACAACGAGAGACGTAAAGATAAAATTTCTAAAGAAGAGTCTCGCAATTTCGAAGATATTCAATTTATCAAAGAAAATATTATGAATGAATGGTCTGAAGAAGATGTACTAGATACTTGTTTTGAACTTAGAAAACATGGTTATATTTCAGCGACGGCTGCAAGCGATACGCTTTATCTAATTTCGTTAACAACCGAAGCTATCGCTGAACTTGAGAAACAAGACCAAGCCAAGACTTTATCTGGCAGGATAGAATATTGGCTTGAGTTTGCTAAGAAAATAAAGGATGCTATCCCTTTTGCTTAGAAGCTTTTTCGGACAACGCTTTATCTTTTAAGTGTTTGAGTCCAAATGGATCTGATTGAATATCTAATATTATTTTTTCCATTTGTTCCATGTTTTGTCTCATTTCTTCTCTGTAAGAATTTTGAGCTTTGAATTCAGTCGCAATGGATTCAAGGCTTTTTGCTATGCTTGACAAAATTTCTTTCATAATTACCCACCCCCTTTCTATCTAAATTCGTCTAGGCTGACATCTAGAGCGTCAGCGATTTTGGCCATCTTGGAATAACCGGGATCATGATTTTTTATATTTTCGATATTTCTACGACCTAATCCCGTAGCTTTTCCAAGGCTTTCAAAACTATATCCGTGTTCTCTGACGAGCTTTTTGAACTTTTCCCAGTTGATTGTAATATTTTCTTCACTCACTTGCTTCTCCTATTGATAACCACTAAATATAGTGTTATTATATATATTAAATTTCAAAGGAGATATTATGTCCGAAAATAACGAATTTCTACTCCCTTTCCACAAAAAAGAATATATTGCTAATTTTATATCAGAAAATATTTACGTTCCAAGCGGTGAACACAGCGTAGATTTTTCAGTGACCTTAATGAATCTAAATTATGAAAATGGTGCAGTATATTCCATTTCATTATTTATCTACGAAACCGAAGAAGATGGAACTATTTCTGGTAAAAAAGGAGGCGTGAGCCAACGAATGCCACTCGTTAGCATTTTGCAAGATTCACACTATCCTTTTCCTTCTCACATTGATTTTCCTCTTAACATAACTATAAAAGCGTTGACGTATGAAACCAATAAAGTTTATGCTGCCATTTTTACACTAAGGAATAAAAATGGCAATGAGATTTCTAAAGCCACAACATACTTAAAAGGAAAATGATTGCTATGTTAAAGGAATATACCCTCTCAGATACCCCCCAGGCAAGGGTAATTGCCTATGATGTAATTGAACCATATGTCAAAAATACGATTCACGATGAACAAGTAGAACAGAACAAAATCATTGCTGATATCGATAAGAGATTAGTAGCAGTCGAAACCATAATTAATTCAAACAGAAGCAATCGTACTGAAAATAAAGCAAATATATCTTTATTTTTCACTGGTATAACAGCAATAATTTCTTTGATAAAAATATTTATTTAGAGTTCTGTTAGTTTAAACACCTTATTTGATATCATTCTATTTTTAATCTCTAACAATTCATCATCAGTTAATTCAACGGAGATGTCTCCCAGCTTTTTATTCACCGTATCATTATAATATCTATTAATAGTCATCCAGCTTCCATTTGTAAATTTTGTTCGAATTCTAAAAAATTCATCAATCGTTTTTTCTATTTCTTTTTCTATTTCTTTTTCTTTATCCATAATTTCCGTCTCTTTTTTATCATTCATAATTAAATCTTTCTCTCTATCATCTTCTGATGTCTTGTTGTAATCATAAGACCCAAACAACAATTTTTTGATGTTCATATTTTCTCCTTATTAATCATTTTTAGCGTCATTTTCCGCTGATTCTCTTGTATTAATATCTTAGAAGAACCTAGTACACCGTATTTAATTTTTTCCATATCTTCCTCCTACTCCCTCACGGGAGTTTTTATTTTGTAATAAGCCAAGCGATCAGCCAAGTGATACCACCTAGCACTAACAGAGCTGGCAATAAGCCACCTTCAAATTCAACGCTTGTTTTTTCCTTGCCATCACGACTAGTAAACGTGTGTTCTAAATCGCCTAGCATTAGTTTTTTCCAATTCATTTTGTACCTCCTAAAAATGTTATAATCAACTTATCCTAGCAGAAAGGAGGATAAGCTAATGAAAATTTCTAATTCAAAAGATTTAGCTCTCGCTATTGTCGCTTCTTCTAGCCCTACTTTGTCTATCGAAGATAAAATCAAACTTTACGAAGACTCTGTGGAAGCTATTGAGCAACACAATTTACCTTTCGTTGAAGCCGAAAAACAAAAGCAAATCAACAATGGTAAAGTTGTAACCGGAGCTCTTGGACGCGGCGAATCATTGTTTTGATAAATAGTCGCCAATTTCGAGGAACCCTTTAGCAAGCTCGCATCTTGTTAAGGGATCTTCTTCGTCTGCGAAGTCTCGCAAAATTTGCATGTGCATTTCTTTTAACACTCCGATAAACGTTTCATTTCGCTCACTCATGACCTCTCCTTTCATCTTGCGGAGATACAGCCAATGTGCTAAACTAAACTTACCCCTATTAGGGGAGAGGGCTTCTTAGCCCTCGTGTTGTTGTCACCACTCTATTGAGTAGTGAACCTTAAGCTTAAACCAAAGAATCTTGATTTCGACTTCTAGTTCTTTGTGTTTAGGCTTTTTGTTTAGCCTAGACTTCATTAGCTGTACCTCCTTTTTGCTTTGCTTAATTCCTTAAGCTTGATTATATTATACTTGAGATTTTCTCAAGTGTCAACAGTTTATTTGATTTTTTTCAAGTTTTTTTGTAATTTTAACAACTTCACTTGATTTTTTTTCATTTCTACTATAAAATGTAATTAACAAAAAATCAAAAAAGGAATAAATAAAATGTCAGATATTCAGAAAATTTCAGAGCGTATCAGGCAACTTAGGTTAGATAATCATTTAGAACAAACAGAGGTAGCAGAATTTATGGGCTACAAATCTTTTACTACTATCTCTAAATGGGAGAATGGGAAAAATCTACCTACTGGTGGAAAGTTAGTTAAATTAGCTCAATTATTTGGCACTACAACTGATTATATACTTCACGGAATAAATTCAGAGAGTACTCCTCTATCTTCCTCTCCCACCCCAAAAGTCTTAGAGCTTGACCGCAGTCTCAAAGAACCACATCACGGTGAATGGATTTCATACGGTGATAAATTATTAGAACAACAAAACACAGTAGAAGATAGTAAGAATACAGTAGTAGAATTATTCTCTTACAACTACTACGACCACGCAGCTTCAGCTGGTACAGGGCAGTATCTAAATGATGTACAAGTAGAAACAATTGAATTACCAGTCGATTATGACGCTGATTTTGTCATACCGGTTTATGGCGATTCTATGGAACCAGAGTATCACTCTGGGGACTATGTGTTCGTTAAGCTATCCGTAGAGCTCGTAGATGGCGATATAGGCGTTTTTGAATATTACGGTGACGCTTATATCAAACAGTTGCTTATAAACAATGAGGGAGCGTTTTTACATAGTCTAAACGATAAATATAGTGATATCCAAATCGATAGAGATAGTGATTTTAGGATTATCGGCGAGGTTGTGGGGAGTTACAAGGAGAATTAATATGCTGGAAAAAGTTGAACGCTTAATCTCGGAAATTAATAGAATACACCTTGTTTATTCGCAAGATTATTTTGAAACTGGGAAAGTTGAAAAGATTAATCTAAAACATACCTTTTCAAAAGTACCTGTTCAAGCGATTTTAGATTACCGCTTGAATTTGCACGAATCCATCAATGATTATTTGATGAAAGCCGATGTCAAAGATATCCCTTACGTCTATCGTGTCAAAACATCAGAAAGTATCTTAGACAAAATTGAACGTTTTTCAAAAAGGCAAGATGGTTATCCTGTAAATTCTATTCTTAATGACATTTTTGGCGCTCGTATCATTTTATCTTCTGAGGATATTTCACAAGTGATGGAGCAACTCGATGAATGGAAAGATAAGTTCGATTTAAAAAACTGGTATTTACGAGATAAAGATAATTACACAGGAATACACGTTTATTTCAAGAATAAGAGCAACCACTACTATCCTTGGGAGTTACAAATTTGGGATGAGAAAGATGTTGATCAGAACATTGAAAGCCATAAATTATTTAAACGTCATTTTGTATAACGTGCCATTTTACCCCAGTCGAAATGTAAATAGGAAAATTAATAACTATGTGTAATATCTGAACCACGTTAAAAGCTGAAATCAAAATCAGGAGAATTAAAAATGGGATTTTTTGCACAGCGTTGTCCTTACTGCCAAAGTACAAAAGTACAATTTATGAACCAAGACCGTAAAGGTTTTAATGGTTGTGTCGGTTGTATCGGATTTTTAATTGCTTGGCCGTTCTTATTGCTAGGTTTGGTTGGGAAAAAGGGTAAAAACAACTGGCATTGCACAAATTGTGGAAGAACGTTTAAGACAAAATAAAAAAAGCCCCACGCTCAAATTTTGGCCAAGGAGAGCGTGAGGCAAATTCTAGTATAGTAAAAACCTGCTTTTTGGGAGGGGGTTTTACCATACCTATTTTAACAGAAAATGAGGTATAAAACAATGTGGATAGAGGAGCTAGCCAACGGGAAATTTAAATATATCGAAAGATATACTGACCCTCTAACAAATAAGTACAAAAAAGTATCTGTGACACTAGATAAAAATTCTAGTCAAGCTCAGAAAAAAGCTGGTTTAATATTGCAGGAAAAGATTGAAGATAGGCTCGCTATCAGAAATCACTCAGAAATGACTTACGGAGAACTTAAAAAGGAATATCTAAAGCAATGGATACCGACCGTCAAAGACTCCACAAAACGTGGTTATTTAGTATCTGACAGTCATATAGCAACCGTGTTACCAGATGATACAATTATCAACAAGTTGACTAAACGTGATATTAGACTAATCATTGATAAACTATTAAAACACAATTCGTATCATGTTACGCATAAATGTAGAAAGAGATTGCATGCCATATTTTCTTATGCGATACAAATGGACTATATGACAAGTAATCCGACGGAGAACGTCTTAGTTCCCAAACCAAAGGATGATTACAAGCCTGAAAAGGTGCTTTATTTAACATCTAACGAGGTTTACGACCTGTGCAATAGAATGATAGACAATGATGAACAAACGCTCGCAGACATCGTTTTATTCATGTTTTTGACGGGTGTACGGTATGGAGAATTAGCTTGTCTGACTTACGACAAAATAGATTTTGAAAATAAAGAAATTCTGATTAATGCAACTTACGATTTTAACACACGAGAAATCACTACGACCAAGACCAAAAAATCAACACGCAAAATATCTGTATCAGATAATATTTTAGATATCGTCAATAAACAGAAAAAGACAAGTTCATTCGTCTTTCCAAATTCGAACGGTGTACCGATTTTAAACGCATACATCAATAAGCGATTGAAAATTTACGGAGATTATCACACGCACTTATTTAGACACTCGCATATATCATTTTTAGCAGAAAAAGGGATACCGCTAAATGCGATAATGGATAGAGTTGGTCACAGCGATCCAAAAACAACATTATCTATTTACAGTCACACAACTGTAAATATGAAAGAAATTATAAATAAACAAACTGCCCCTTTTGTGCCCTTTTTAAAACCGGAATAAAACAAAAAGCCTTTAATACAAAGGCTTTTGACGTTATTTACATGTCCCCTGCCGGAATCGAACCAGCAATTACTCCTTAGGAGGGAGTTGTTATATCCATTGAACTAAGGGGACCTAGTAAAAAAACTGCCCACAGGCAGATTTTTTACGTCTTGGTTGTCCAGTTTTAAAACATAGTTACTATCCTCAAACAACCAAGCATTTTTAAAATCTGATCATCAAAATTAACGACGGATTTCTTTAATACGTGCAGCTTTACCTTGCAATGCGCGTAAGTAGTAAAGTTTAGCACGACGTACTTTACCATAACGAACAACTTCGATTTTATCAACACGAGGAGTGTGAATTGGGAATGTACGCTCTACACCGATACCACCAGAAATTTTACGTACTGTGTACATTTCTGAGATTCCTTGACCTTTACGTGAGATAACAACACCTTCAAAGATCTGAATACGTTCGCGAGTACCTTCAACAACTTTAGCGTGAACACGTACAGTATCACCAGCACGGAACTCAGGGATATCAGAACGAAGTTGACCTTCTGTCAAACTTTGAATTAATGGATTCATTTTTATTCTCCTTCTCTTACTAATCTTAAGTACTTGTCTCAGCGGATTAGCCGTTTTTTGTGCGTCCAT